ATGAGGAAGTATTTTCTGCTGATCTACAACTAACGTGGCCTTTTGCTTAACCCTGGGACGTAACAAAGAATTGATCTGGTCTGCCATTCATGGTTACTTCATCTTTCCAAGTCAGTCCAATGCAGTGGTCATTAAGCAGGCACTTGATCAGGAACTCTTCTATCCGTGGAGCGTAGATAACAACGTAGGCATCGGATGCCCAGTGGACCGTTTTACCGGCCATCACGGCTGTCTTGATCTCAGTTAAGTTCATTTTTTGCTGTCCAGATAAGCGTGGATTCGATCTTGTAAATCTGTGAGGATGATTGCTCGCTGGGACGTATGCCAGCCCTTCTTCTCCAGGAATGTCATTTCCCAGAAAATGGAGTCAGCCAGGAGCGCGAGTTCGTTGTCAGTAAGTTTCATGCTGGTGCGTGGATGTGAGACAAAAATCTCAGACTGTTTGAGACATACCACCCATACGGGCGAGTCTTTCGTATTCACGCACTAAGCGTGCATAATCTTGAACGTTGCCACCTTTAAAGGCAGTGATTAAGAGCTGGCGCGTCATTCGCATAAGCGCATCGCGGTCTTCGTAGCTAATCCCTGGAACGGAATCGGCATCAATGCCTGCATCCTCAGCAAAGCGTTGAATATCGGCTGATTCGCAGTCCCGATACGCTGTCGCCCTGCTTAACGCGTAATCCCGTTGGAGCGTTGCAGCTACATCGGCCCGCTTGAGGCCCATATCTAGAAGCCGCTTTGCTTCTTCTAGTTGTGCGTCCCTTTCTTGATTGGTACGCTTCATTCTGCGATTTCCCACTGAACGTCGTCTAGGTAAACCGTGACGTTGGCAACGCAGTGAGCTGGGCCGTATTGGGCAGGTTCCGCAATGTCTGGCGGATACAGGATTGCTTGGGAGGTTTGCACCATGTCGCCGATGATGGCGTGAACTCGTAGTTCAATCTCTCCGGTGTGGTGCGATCGAATCACCTCCACATCTTCGATCCTGAGAATGTCCTGGTCCATCGGTTGAATACGTGCTTACTGTGATACAGTAGCATCAGTTCAACCAACACCGCAACATGCAAACCGCAACCGAAACCAACCACGCCGCAAAGTCTGCTCAATCCACCGCTGAGATCATCGAAGCACTCTACGAACTCTCTTTCTGGAACGTAGAACCAGCCGACAACTCCGACCCACTCACCAAAGATGCGGCGGATCTACTGCGGGAAATGAGCAGTTATCGAGCCCCTGGAACGCAAGACGAACTGCAAGACGCTGTTAGCACTTACGCCTGTCAGATGGCTCTATCAGCCACGACTGACGAACAGAATGAGAACCTAGAGCCTGATCAGTTCGAGATTCTGCTCAGTTGGGGCGGTCCGTCTGTTCGCATTATTGGCGAGCTGGACCGTGGTTCTGTTGCTTGGCAGGCAGGCCGCCGTCCTGTTATCCAACACCAAGATTGGTTCCTTCCCTGGACCGAGTCCACGTACGCCATCAACACCGACGCCCTACTGTGGTTCTGTGAGTTCTTTTACTGCTGAAGTTGACATTAAAAAGGCCCCTACTTGGGGCCGTTTTGTTACTTGCGTTTTTCGTAGAGGTAAAAAGTAAACTCTAAACAGTCGCAACCTTTTATCCCGTAAGGTTGCGCGTCGTGGTACTTGCTGAAGAATGATTCTTCTGAACAGGTAACAATCGCACCCTCTCCGAAGTCTTCCATGAACTCATCAATAACGGCTATCTCAGCATCTCCGCCATCATCATTGAGGCTAAAAGATGTTGCATCTCCGTTTATTAAGTAGCAGGCCCAGTGTGATGGTAGGTCGTACGTTTCCGTCATCGTTTTAGATTTAGGATAAAAAGAAAACCCCAGAGCGTGAACCCTGGGGCGATTGACTAGACGAAGGAAGGAAGTTCGACAGGTAGAGCGTGGGCTCTATAGCAACGGTGTGGATTGATTCGCCGCCATAAGACGGCGAGTCGTTCCGCATCTGCTTTAACCCTGGGACGGCCGGACCCCTTGAAGGGAGCCCAGCCTAGCTTGCAGCCGTAGTAGCAGTACACAGAGTGAGCCATTACTGTGCTACCTCTTGAGGCAGAGCTTTCGCCAGCTCGGTGGATAGCTTGAGTAGGAATCTTTGGCCGGCTTCGTCTTCCTTGCGATACCCCAGCGAACTTATGTATTCGATGATTCCGCCCTGCAGCTGTGCAATGGTGAGACCCTCGATTGACACTTTGTTTGCCGTTTCAGTATCGCGAATGTCAATTTCGGCGCCATCGCGGTAGCTGCTCGTGTAGAGCTTCACCGTGCATGACTGCTGAACCTTGAACGTGTGCGCGGTTGAGTGTTGCATTTTGTGATAGGATGAAGTACAGTGTCTATTTCAAGCGCCGACACAGGCGATAAGGTGGATACACCCATTTGATGTGGCAACCGACCGGTTGCGTTGTCGGAGAAGTAGCTGTAGCGCTCCTCCTCTCCCATGTCTATAGTATAGCACATTGTGCTTGAGTAAGGGGGTGGGGTAGCGATCTTAACAATTGCTTAAGGTGTACCCAGGGAACTTAAATAATTATCCCTAAACCTATCTATTGTGCTACCCGGGGGGTAGGGGTCAGAAAGCGCACCTGTTATGTGCTACACCCCCAAAGAAAAAGCAACCCTAGATTCAGCCCTACATGTTGCTATTGTGTCTGCAAAGGTTGTTTCCTAGTTATGGACGAAAACGCCACCGAAGAAAAGGTAGTAAAAAGAATCGGTGGTCCGAGAAACCCAAAGGACATCCAAGAAGCCCGCATTCTCCGCTTATATCGCCGCCAATTAGAGGGTTTACCCGCTCTCCAACTTGTACTCGACCACGCAAACAAAGAACAGGTGGGACGTGCCACTGCATTCCGCGATTGGAAAGCAGTGCAAGCCCTAAATCGCGAAGATTTTGAGCGCGAACGCGAAGATATGGCCTCCAGAATATTTTCTATGCGCTCCCGCCTGTACAACTCAGCCGTAAAACGGGGTCAAATGCAAACCGCCGCCAACGTCCTAGATTCCCTGGCACGTATGGTCGGTTGCGATCAAGTGGAAGAAAGTAGCACATTACCTGAAATCCACGTTAAGATCGAAAGACCCGAGTAAACAACACTTTTGGCGAAAACACTTGATATAAGCCTTCGTCCCGCCCAAGGCACTGTATTTAGCGCCAGAGAAAGATTCCGCGTATTGGTTGCAGGCCGCCGCTTCGGCAAGTCCTACCTCTCCTGCATCGAACTATTCACCAAAGCCCTGGAACGTCCCGGCGAAACCTATTTTTATTGCGCCCCAACATATCGAATGGCAAAGGATATTGCCTGGAAAACACTAAAAAAGACAATCCCAAAAGAATACATACGCTCTAAAAACGAAACAGACCTACGCCTAGATCTTGTAAACGATTCCACGATTGAACTAAAAGGCACAGAAAACGCAATGGCCCTTCGTGGCCGATCTTTAGCTGGAGTAGTGCTAGACGAAGCCGCCTTTATGGAATCAGAAGTCTGGTTTGAAGTAATCCGCCCCGCCCTCGCAGACAAACAAGGCTGGGCACTCTTCATCTCCACCCCGGATGGAACGGCCAGCTGGTTCTACGACCTGTGGTGTTACTGCGAAGAGGATAAAACAGGCGACTGGATCCGCTGGTGCTACACCACAATCGAAGGTGGCAACGTCCCTGCCCACGAAATTGAAGCAGCCCGCACTCAACTTGACTCTCGTACATTCCGTCAAGAATTTGAGGCCAGCTTCGAGAACCTTACCGGCCTAGTTGCAGTCAGCTTTGGCGACGAAAACATCTCCACCGAAGCCAAAGACATTAAAGTCTTGCCATTACTTCTGGGCGTTGACTTTAACGTTGACCCAATGAGCGGCATTTGCGCCGTGAAAGACAACGAAACGCTATACGTCTTCGACGAAATCATGTTGCGCGGTGGAGCGACAACCTGGGACTTTGCAGAAGAAGTAGTCCGCCGTTACGGCGTGGACCGTCGCGTAATCGCTTGCCCAGACCCTACAGGCGGAGCACGAAAGACAAGTGGTATTGGCGTAACAGACCACACAATCTTGCGTCGCAGTGGTTTTAACGTCCAATCACCCAAAGCCCCATGGAAAATCCGAGACAAGATCACAGCCGTCAACACGGCCCTACTTGATGCTACTGGAACGCGAAGGACTGTAATTCATCCACGGTGCAAGCAGTTAATCAAGGATTTAAGAACGTTAACTTATACGCCAAACACGGGTCTACCAAACAAAAATTTAGGAGTAGACCACGCATTTGACGCATTTGGCT